TTATTATCTGTATCTGCTGAAAATCCTAATGGAGCTAATGTAGTTCCTGAAGTAGGTGATATTATTATGTTCCAAGAAGCTTATTATGAAGTAGACACTATAGACCAAAGCAACTTCTTCGTAGGTAAAGATCCAGATTACCCATTTACTGATGATAATGGTAATAATCCTTTAGAAACTGATTTAGATAGATTTGGATATAATGTTGGAATTATTTGTTCTACTCACTATGTACCTGCTGATAAAGTTGGTATAACTAAAGAAAGAATGTAATGGCTACTACTGGAAGAAAACCTATACCAAAAACCCAAAAAGAAATATCTATTGGGAAACATACTGCAATTGATAAAGAACAAGGTAACCCTAATTTTTCAGGTCGTTCTAATAGAGGTACTCAAAAATCAGCACAAGGAGAAACTACTAAACCTTTAACTATTGGCATTCAAGATATTGATGAAGCAGTATTTTATTATTTTCAAAACATTATTCGTCCTTCTGTAGTACAAAACGGAAATAAAATTGAAGTTCCTGTATTATATGGTGCTCCTGAAAAATGGAAAGCTATTCAAAAGGATGGATATTATCGAGATAAAAATGGAGCTATTATGCTTCCTGTTATTGTAATTAAAAGAGATACTATTGAAAAAAATAGAACTATAGCTAATAAATTAGACGCTAATAACCCTAATAATTTTGCAGTTGTAAGTACAACTTGGAATAAAGATAATTATTATTCTAAATTTAATGTATTAAACAATAGAATCCCTACTAAAACTTATTTTACTACTGTAGTCCCAGATTATGTAACTTTAGACTATAGTTGTTTAATTCAAACCTATTATATAGATCAACTTAATAAAATAGTTGAGGCTATAAATTATGCTTCTGATGCATATTGGGGAGACCCACAACGTTTTCAATTTAGAGCAATGATTGATTCTTTTGCTACTCCTACCGAACTTGTTCAGGATAATAATAGAGTAGTTAGAGCTAATTTTAATATAAGACTTAATGGGTATTTAATTCCTGATGTAATCCAAAAAAATGGAGTAAATTTTCCACAGTTTTCTGAGCGTTCTAAAATTTTATTTTCAATGGAAACTGTAAGTGATCCTGGTATATTCATTGGAAACCAAAATTCAGATGGTAGAATAGAAACTCCAACACCTCAAGAATTAGAAGCACAAAAAAGAGTTAATAAAAGTACTTTAGTACCTTAATTTTTATTGTTTAAATCTATATTTATTAGATATACCTGAGATCAAATGGCAAATATAAGATATCTAGACCAAGTAACAGTTGGCCCTTCCGTAACTTCTATTAGTGGTGAATCCACTACTTCTGGCACATCTGGAACCGCAGGTTCTTCAGGCACAACTGGCTCATCTGGAACATCAGGATATTCAGGTTCTGCAGGTACTTCAGGTATTACTGGATCTTCAGGTCAATCAGGTTCTACTTCAGGAACATCAGGCTCTGGTGGTTCTTCAGGTACTTCAGGTGCCGTAGGTTCTTCAGGCGAATCTAGTACATCCGGCTCTTCAGGCGAATCAGGCACTTCAGGCACTTCAGGCTCTTCAGGCGAATCAGGTACTTCAGGCTCTTCAGGCGAATTTGGAACATCAGGTTCATCAGGAAGTTCAGGTTCATCAGGTAGTTTAGGTTCTTCAGGTAGTTCAGGTTCATCAGGTTCAAGTGGTTCTTCAGGTTCATCAGGTTCAAGCGGAACATCAGGTTTAAGCGGTTTTTCAGGTAGTTCAGGTTCATCAGGTAGTTCAGGTTCTTCAGGTAGTTCAGGTTCAAGTGGTTCATCAGGAAGTTCAGGTTCATCAGGTAGTTCAGGTTCATCAGGTAGTTCAGGTTCATCAGGTTCAAGTGGAGCTGATGGCTCTTCAGGTGAATCTGGTACTTCAGGTTCATCAGGAGTTGCTGGCTCATCCGGTACTTCAGGTTCATCAGGTTCAAATGGTTCATCTGGCACTTCAGGCGAATCTGGCACTTCAGGTTTAAGTGGATCTACAGGTTCAAACGGTACCTCAGGTAACACTGGTACCTCAGGTCAATCCGCTCAATCTTCAACATCAGGCTCTTCCGGCTCTTCAGGTACTACTGGCTCAACAGGAGCTGCAGGTACATCAGGCGAAGCTGCAACTTCAGGTTCAGCAGGTTCATCTGGTACAAATGGTACAAGTGGAAATTTAGGCTCATCAGGAGCCTCAGCTCAATCAGGCACTTCAGGCTCATCAGGTACAGTAGGTTCAACCGGAGCTGCGGGTACATCAGGTTTATCTGGTTCATCTGGTTCATCTGGTTCAACAGGAGAATCAGGTACTAGTGGAATTTCAGGTACTTCAGGCGAATCTAATTCTTCAGGAACTAATGGTTCTTCAGGCAATAGTGGTACATCTGGTGAATCCGGTACATCAGGTTCAGCTGGCTCTTCAGGTACTATAGGCTCAAGTGGTACAGGTGCAGGCTCAGGTTCATCAGGTACTTCAGGTTCTTCAGGTGAATCTGCAACTTCAGGTTCATCAGGCTCTTCAGGTTTAGCTGGCACATCAGGAGCTTTAGGTTCAAGCGGAGAATCAGCCCAATCAGGTACCTCAGGCTCTACAGGTTCAAACGGTACTTCAGGTAACACAGGAACATCTGGTCAATCAGCTCAATCTTCAACATCAGGCTCTTCAGGTTCTTCAGGTACTACTGGTTCAACTGGAGCTTCAGGTACATCAGGTGAATCTGGCACTTCAGGTTTATCAGGCTCTACAGGTTCAAACGGTACTTCAGGTAACACAGGTACTTCAGGTCAATCTGCTCAATCTTCAACATCAGGTTCTTCAGGTTCTTCAGGTACTACTGGCTCATCTGGTGAGTCTGGCACATCAGGTGAATCTGGCACTTCAGGTTTATCAGGTTCAACTGGTTCAAATGGTACCTCAGGTAACACAGGAACATCTGGTCAATCAGCTCAATCTTCAACTTCAGGTTCATCTGGTTCTTCAGGCACAACTGGCTCATCTGGTGAGTCTGGCACATCAGGTGAATCTGGATCTTCTGGTACTTCAGGTTCAACAGGTGAATCTGGTACCTCAGGTAATAATGCTACTTCAGGTTTATCAGGTTCATCAGGTACAGTAGGTTCAACAGGAGAATCAGGTACTTCAGGTGAATCAGGTACATCAGGTTCAGCTGGATCTTCAGGTACTATAGGTTCAAGTGGTACAGGAGCTGGTGCTGGTACTTCAGGTGAATCTGGTTCATCAGGTGAATCTGCAACTTCAGGCTCAGCAGGCTCTTCAGGCTCAGCTGGTACATCAGGAGATTTAGGATCATCAGGAGCATCAGCTCAATCAGGAACTTCAGGCTCTACAGGCTCAAATGGTACCTCAGGTAACACAGGAACATCTGGTCAATCAGCTCAATCTTCAACTTCAGGTTCTTCTGGTACTTCAGGTACTACAGGTTCAACTGGCATAGCAAGTACTTCAGGTGAAGCTGGATCTTCAGGTTCATCAGGTTCTTCTGGTACCCAAGGTTCTACAGGAGCCGCAGGTACTTCAGGCGAATCTACTACATCTGGTACTTCAGGCTCTTCAGGTACAGTAGGTTCAACCGGAGCTGCTGGTACTTCAGGAGAAGCAGCCACATCTGGTACTTCAGGTTCTTCAGGTACTATAGGTTCAAGTGGTACAGGAGCTGGTGCTGGTACTTCAGGTGAATCTGGTTCATCAGGTGAATCTGCAACTTCAGGCTCTTCAGGTTCATCTGGTACAAACGGTACCTCAGGTAATATAGGATCATCAGGAGCATCAGCTCAATCAGGAACTTCAGGTTCTACTGGTTCAAACGGTACTTCAGGTAATACAGGCACTTCAGGCCAATCTGCCCAATCAGGCACATCAGGTAGCTCAGGCTCATCTGGAACTACAGGTTCAACAGGAGCTGCAGGTACTTCAGGCGAAGCTGCTACATCAGGCTCATCAGGCTCTTCTGGTACTCAAGGCTCAACAGGAGCCGCAGGTACTTCAGGCGAATCTACTACATCAGGCACTTCAGGTTCTTCGGGCACAGTAGGTTCAACTGGAGCTGCTGGTACTTCAGGAGAAGCAGCTACATCAGGCTCTTCAGGATCTTCAGGTACTATAGGTTCAAGTGGTACAGGTGCAGGCTCAGGTACATCAGGTATTTCAGGTTCTTCAGGTGAATCTGCAACTTCAGGTTCATCAGGTTCCACTGGTACAAATGGTACAAGTGGAAATGTAGGTTCATCAGGAGCTTCAGCTCAATCAGGTACTTCAGGCTCTACAGGCTCAAATGGTACCTCAGGCAATACAGGCACCTCAGGTCAATCTGCTCAATCTTCAACATCAGGCTCTTCAGGTTCTTCAGGTACTACAGGTTCAACTGGTGCTGCGGGCACATCAGGAGATAGTGCTACTTCAGGTTCTAGTGGTTCATCAGGTACTCAAGGTTCAACCGGAGCTGCTGGTACTTCAGGTGAAGCCTCTACATCTGGTACTTCAGGTTCATCAGGTACTCAAGGTTCAACCGGAGCTGCTGGTACTTCAGGAGAAGCAGCTACATCAGGCTCTTCAGGATCTTCTGGTACTCAAGGCTCAACAGGAGCCGCAGGTACTTCAGGTGATAGTTTAACTTCTGGTACTTCAGGCTCTTCCGGTACAGTAGGCTCAACAGGAGCTGCAGGCACTTCCGGTGACAGCTCTACTTCAGGTTCATCAGGTACTACAGGTTCAACTGGTACTAGTGGTGTAGGTTCAGGTTCAGGATCTTCAGGCGAATCAGGAACAAGTGGTTCTTCTGGTTTAGCAGGAACTTCAGGTTCTACAGGCTCAAATGGTACTTCAGGTAATAATGGTACTTCAGGATTATCTAATACTTCAGGTTCGTCTGGTTCTACAGGTTCAAACGGTACTTCAGGTAATAACGGTACATCAGGTGCATCAGCTACTAGCGGATCTTCAGGTTCCACTGGTACAAATGGTACAAGTGGAAATGTAGGTTCATCAGGAGCTTCAGCTCAATCAGGTACCTCAGGCTCTACAGGTTCAAATGGTACTTCAGGTAACACGGGTACTTCAGGTCAATCTGCTCAATCATCAACTTCAGGTTCATCAGGTACGTCTGGTACCACTGGTTCAACTGGAGCCGCAGGTACTTCAGGCGAATCTACTACATCTGGATCTTCAGGCTCTTCAGGTACTCAAGGTTCTACAGGAGCTGCAGGCACATCAGGCGCTTCAGCTACTAGTGGATCCTCAGGTTCAACTGGTACAAATGGTACTTCAGGAAACGTTGGTACTTCAGGAGCATCTGCACTTTCAGGTTCATCAGGTTCAACTGGTTCGAATGGTACCTCAGGTAATACGGGTACTTCTGGTCAATCTGCTCAATCTTCAACATCAGGCTCTTCAGGTTCATCTGGTACTACAGGCTCAACTGGAGCTGCAGGTACATCAGGCGCATCAGCTACTAGCGGATCTTCAGGTTCTACTGGTACAAATGGTACTACAGGTAACGCCGGAACTGCAGGTCAATCAGGCTTAAGCAAATCTTCAGGAACAAGTGGTTCATCTGGTACTACAGGTTCAACCGGAGCAGCTGGTAGTAGTAATTTAAGTGCCACGTCAGGTACTTCAGGCTCATCAGGTACTCAAGGTTCAACAGGAAACGCCGGTACTTCAGGCGAAGCTGCTACATCAGGTTCATCAGGTTCAACTGGTACAAATGGTACTTCAGGAAACGCTGGTACTTCAGGATTATCAGCACTTTCAGGTTCATCAGGTTCAACAGGTACAAACGGTACTACTGGTAATGCAGGTACTGCAGGTCAATCAGGTTTAAGTAAATCTTCAGGTACCTCAGGTTCATCTGGTACTACAGGTTCTGCTGGTGCTGCTGGTCAATCTAATTTAAGTGCAACTTCAGGTACTTCAGGCTCATCAGGTACTCAAGGTTCAACAGGAAACGCCGGTACTTCAGGCGAAGCTGCTACATCAGGTTCAAGTGGTTCCACAGGTTCAAACGGTACCTCAGGCAATAATGGCACATCAGGTGCATCAGCTACTAGCGGATCTTCAGGTTCAACAGGTACAAACGGTACTACTGGTAATGCAGGTACTGCTGGACAATCAGGTTTAAGTAAATCTTCAGGAACAAGTGGTTCATCTGGTACTACTGGTTCAGCTGGAGCAGCTGGCGGTAGTAATTTAAGTGCTACATCAGGTACTTCAGGTTCATCAGGTACTCAAGGCTCAACAGGAGCAGCTGGTACTTCAGGTGCGGCTACTACATCAGGTTCAAGTGGTTCTACTGGTTCAAACGGTACTTCAGGTAATAATAGCACATCAGGCGCATCAGCTACTAGCGGATCTTCAGGTTCTACTGGTACAAATGGTACTACAGGTAACGCCGGAACTGCAGGTCAATCAGGCTTAAGCAAATCTTCAGGCACCTCAGGTTCATCTGGTACTACTGGTTCAATAGGAGCGGCAGGTCAATCTAACTTAAGTGCTTCTTCAGGCACTTCAGGCTCATCAGGCACAACTGGTTCAGCAGGTAATGCTGGTGGTAGCAATTTAAGTGCTACATCAGGTACTTCAGGTTCATCTGGTACTACAGGTTCTGCTGGTGCTGCTGGTCAATCTAATTTAAGTGCAACTTCAGGTACAAGTGGCTCAACAGGTACAAATGGTACTTCAGGCAATGCTGGTAACTCAGGTAACTCAGGCACTTCAGGCACTTCAGGCACTACAGGTTCAAATGGTAACTCAGGTAATGCTGGTAACTCTGGTAATTCTGGTACTTCAGGTACCTCAGGAACTAATGGTTCAAATGGTAACGCCGGTAATTCAGGTAATTCTGCTACATCAGGTACAAGCGGTTCTACTGGTACTAATGGCTCAAATGGTAATAATGGAGGTTCAGGTTTAAGCAGGACATCAGGTTCATCAGGCTCATCAGGTACAAATGGTACTTCAGGTAATAATGGTACTGCAGGTGCTAGTGCTAATTCAGGCACAAGTGGATCAACCGGTACAAACGGTACTACTGGTAACGCAGGCACAGCTGGACAATCAGGCTTAAGTAAATCTTCCGGTACTTCAGGTTCATCTGGTACTACTGGTTCAGCAGGAGCTGCTGGTGGTAGTAATTTAAGTGCTACTTCAGGCACTTCAGGTTCATCTGGTACTACAGGCTCAAACGGTAATAATGGTGGTTCAGGAATAAGCCGGACATCAGGTTCATCAGGTTCAACTGGTACAAATGGTACTTCAGGTAATAATGGTACTGCAGGTTCAAGTAGAACTTCAGGAAGTTCTGGTACAACTGGTTCCAATGGTACTTCAGGTAACAATGGTAACGCCGGCAATTCAGGTAATTCAGCTACTTCAGGCACTTCAGGCACTTCAGGTTCAAATGGTAATGCTGGAGCAGCAGGATCTTCTAACGTAAGTGCCACTTCAGGAACTTCTGGTACAAATGGTTCAAACGGTGCTGCTGGTAATGCTGGTTCATCTAACGTAAGTAATACATCAGGTACTTCAGGATCGAATGGCACATCAGGTAACTCAGGCAATGCAGGTAATTCAGGATTAAGCCGGACTTCTGGTACAAGTGGTTCAACAGGTACAAACGGTACTTCAGGAGCTAATGGAAACTCTGGTAATAGTGGTAACTCAGGTACTTCAGGTACAAATGGTTCAAGTGGTAACAATGGTAATGCTGGTAACTCAGGCAACTCAGGTACTTCAGGTACTTCAGGTACAAATGGTTCTAGTGGTAATGCCGGAGCAGCTGGCTCATCTAACATAAGTGCTACTTCAGGAACTTCAGGTACAAATGGTTCAACCGGAGCTGCCGGTAATGCTGGTTCATCCAACGTAAGTGCTACTTCAGGAACCTCAGGCTCAAATGGTACTTCAGGTAACTCAGGAAACGCTGGTAACTCAGGATTAAGCCGTACTTCAGGAACCTCAGGTTCAACTGGTACTAATGGTACCTCAGGTAACAACGGTAACGCAGGCAATTCAGGTAACTCAGGTACTTCAGGTACAAATGGTTCAAGTGGTAACAATGGTAATGCTGGTAACTCAGGTAACTCAGGTACTTCAGGTACAAATGGTTCAAGTGGTAACTCAGGTAACTCAGGTAATTCTGGTAATTCAGGTACATCTGGTACTAATGGTTCAAACGGAGCTAATGGTAACGCAGGCAATTCAGGTTTAAGCAGAACCTCAGGTACCACAGGTTCAAATGGTACCTCAGGTAACAATGGAGTCAATGGTAACTCAGGCAACTCAGGCAACTCAGGAACTTCTGGTACTAATGGTTCAACTGGTAACTCAGGCAACTCAGGCAACTCTGGTAATTCAGGTACATCTGGTACAAACGGTACTTCAGGTAATAATGGAGCTAGTGGCAACTCAGGCAACTCAGGCGTATCAGGAACAAATGGCACAACTGGTTCAAACGGTACCTCAGGTAATAATGGAGCTAACGGAAACTCAGGTAATTCAGGAGTTTCAGGTACAAATGGTACTAATGGTTCAAACGGTGCTAATGGTAATAACGGTAACTCAGGATTAAGCCGGACTTCAGGTACTTCAGGTTCATCTGGTACAAATGGTAATAGTGGTAACACTGGAGCTTCTGGCATAAGCCGTACTTCAGGTACTAATGGCTCAAACGGTACCTCAGGTAACAATGGTAACTCAGGCAACTCAGGTAACTCAGGTACTTCAGGCACAACAGGTTCATCAGGCAACTCAGGTAACTCAGGTAACTCAGGTAACTCAGGTAACTCTGGAACTAATGGTACTTCTGGAACCTCAGGTGCTTCTTCAGGTTCTTCAGGTACTAGCCGGACTTCAGGTACAAGTGGTACAAATGGTACTTCAGGTGCTTCAGCTACTACTTCAGGTACTAGTGGTAACTCAACAGGCAAAACTTCAGGAACTTCAGGTACAAATGGTACCTCTGGTAACAATGGTAATGCAGGTAACTCAGGTAACTCAGCAGTTTCAGGAAATTCAGGCACATCTGGTAGTAATGGTACTAATGGCAACAACGGTAACTCAGGCAACTCTGGTAATTCAGGTACATCTGGTACAACTGGTTCAAGTGGTACTTCAGGTGCTAATGGTAACGCAGGTGGTTCAGGCAGTTCACGCTCATCAGGTACTTCAGGTACAAATGGTACAAGTGGTATCTCAGGTAATGTAGGTACAGCAGGTACTTATGTATCAATTACAGCCGGTTCTGGTCTATCAGGTGGTGGTTCATTGATTACTGACCGGACTATATCACTCCAAGATGACTTAAGAGGTGAAGCTTGGTATATTGGTAGAGATACTAATGATTATATCCACGTTAACACTACTCAAATTGAATTCTACTTAGATGGTAACTTAGATGCCTTAATTCAAAATGATGGTGATTTCCACGCTGACGGTGACGTAATTGCTTACTCTACTACAACTTCAGATAGAAGATTAAAAGACAATATCACAACTATTGAAAACGCTTTAGATAAAGTTACTAAACTTAGAGGTGTTGAATATGATTGGAATGCGGGTGGTAGAAAAGGACAACATGACTTAGGTGTAATAGCCCAAGAAGTTGAAGAAATTATCCCTCACATTGTAAGAGAAAAAGAACTTAAAGTAGGAGAGTATAAAAACAACCCTCAAATAGTTAAAACTGTTGATTATGAAAAATTAACTGCAGTATTAATAGAAGCAGTTAAAGAACTTAAAACACAGCTTGATGAATTAAAAAATAGTAAATAAATTAAAATTCATCTTATATAGTTAAAGGGGTGTATGCCCCTTTTTCTATTCATAGACCCTAAAATATTTATTACAAAACACGGGAATTCCTCTATATAATGGGTGAAAATAAAAGATATACTGTCCAGAAAAAACAAGACTCAGGTCAAGATAATAAGGTTATAAATGACCTATTTTTACTATCAGTTCCCACTGGTTCTGTTGAAGACTATGCTTTAGTAATTAATCCTAATTCAAAGCAAGTTAGATACGTTATAGGAGGAGTAAGTGGTGGTGGAGGTGGAAGCAGTAGTGGTAGCTCAGGAGGTTCCACATCAGGTAGTGCAGGCACCTCAGGCTCATCTGGTAGATCATCAGGTACTTCAGGTTCATCTGGCTCTACAGGTAAAACAGGTAGTTCTGGTATAACAGGTACTTCAGGTAGTTCAGGAGCATCAAGTGGCTCTTCAGGTTCTTCTGGTTCATCGGGTTCAACAGGTTCATCGGGTTCTTCAGGCTCAACAGGTTCATCAGGCAACTCAGGTAACTCCGGTTTAAGCCGCTCTGCAGGCTCATCTGGTTCTTCGGGTTCATCAGGTACTTCTGGTGTAGGTGGCTTATCAGGCACTTCAGGCTCATCTGGCTCTTCAGGCTCAGCCGGTTCTACTGGTTCTTCTGGTAACTCAGGTAACTCCGGTTTAAGTCGTTCATCAGGTAGTTCAGGCTCCTCAGGCTCATCAGGTACTTCTGGTGTAGGTGGCTTATCAAGCACTTCAGGCTCATCTGGTTCTTCAGGTTCCTCAGGTTCTTCAGGTAATACAGGTACATCAGGTTTAAGTCGCTCTTCTGGTTCATCAGGTTCAAGTGGTTCTTCAGGTACTTCAGGTGTAGGAGGATTATCTAGTACCTCAGGCTCATCTGGTTCTTCAGGTTCCTCAGGTTCTTCAGGTAATACAGGTACATCAGGTTTAAGTCGCTCTTCTGGTTCATCAGGTTCAAGTGGTTCTTCAGGTACTTCAGGTGTAGGTGGGCTATCAAGCACTTCAGGCTCCTCAGGCTCATCTGGTTCAGCAGGTTCTTCAGGTAATACAGGTACATCAGGTTTAAGCCGCTCTTCTGGTTCATCAGGTTCAAGTGGATCATCAGGTACTTCTGGTGTAAATGGTTTATCAAGTACTTCAGGCTCATCAGGCTCAGCAGGTTCAACAGGCTCATCAGGTAACTCAGGTAACTCAGGTTTAAGCCGCTCTTCTGGTTCATCAGGTTCAAGTGGATCATCAGGTACTTCTGGTGTAGGTGGTTTATCTGGTACTTCTGGCTCATCAGGTTCGTCTGGTTCAGCAGGTTCTACTGGTTCTTCTGGTAACTCAGGTAACTCAGGTTTAAGCCGTTCAGCAGGTAGTTCAGGCTCCTCAGGCTCATCAGGTACTTCTGGTGTAGGTGGGCTATCAGGTACCTCAGGCTCATCAGGCTCAGCAGGTTCAACAGGCTCATCAGGTAACTCAGGTAACTCAGGTTTAAGTCGTTCAGCAGGTTCATCTGGTTCTTCGGGCTCATCAGGTACTTCTGGTGTAGGTGGTTTATCTGGTACTTCTGGCTTATCAGGTTCGTCTGGTTCAGCAGGTTCTACTGGTTCTTCTGGTAACTCAGGTAACTCAGGTTTAAGCCGTTCATCAGGAACATCTGGTTCTTCAGGTTCTTCAGGTACTTCAGGCGTAGGAGGATTATCAGGTACTACAGGCTCAAATGGTTCAAGTGGTAATTCAGGTGAGTCTGGTAATTCGGGTACAACTGGTTCAAATGGATCTAGTGGCAATGCTGGTAACTCAGGTAAAGCAGGTTCTTCAGGTTCATCAGGTAGTTCAGGTTCTTCAGGTACTTCAGGTGTTGGTGGACTATCAAGCACTTCAGGCTCTTCAGGTTCTTCAGGATCATCTGGTTCATCAGGTAATACTGGTACTTCTGGTATAAGTCGCTCTTCAGGCTCATCAGGTTCTTCGGGTTCATCAGGTAATACAGGTACATCAGGTTTAAGCCAGAGCTCAGGTTCTTCAGGTAGTTCAGGTTCATCAGGTAATACAGGTAACTCCGGTTTAAGTCGTTCAGCAGGTTCATCTGGTTCTTCGGGCTCATCAGGTACTTCTGGTGTAGGTGGTTTATCTGGTACTTCTGGCTCATCAGGTTCGTCTGGTTCAGCAGGTTCTACTGGCTCCTCTGGTAACTCAGGTAAAGCAGGTTTAAGCCGTTCATCAGGAACATCTGGTTCTTCAGGTTCAGCAGGTAATACAGGTACATCAGGTTTAAGCCAGAGCTCAGGTTCTTCAGGTAGTTCAGGTTCATCAGGTAATACAGGTACATCAGGTTTAAGCCAGAGCTCAGGTTCTTCAGGTAGTTCAGGTTCATCAGGTACTTCAGGCGTAGGAGGATTATCAGGTACTACTGGCTCAAATGGATCTAGTGGCAACTCAGGCAACTCAGGCAATTCAGGTACTACTGGCTCAAATGGATCTAGTGGTAACTCAGGTAACTCAGGTAAGTCTGGATCATCAGGTTCATCTGGTACAAGTGGATCAAGTGGTACTTCAGGTGTAAGTGGTCTTTCAGCGGTTTCAGGTACTACAGGTTCTTCTGGCTCAGCAGGTGCTACAGGTAACTCAGGAAAATCAGGTCAATCTGGTACAACAGGTTCTAATGGTTCAAGTGGTAATTCCGGTAACTCAGGTAACTCAGGTAATTCAGGTACTACTGGTTCAAATGGTTCAAGCGGTAACTCAGGTAACTCAGGTAACTCAGGTACAACAGGTTCCAATGGCTCAAGTGGCAACTCAGGTAACTCAGGTAATTCAGGTACTACTGGTTCAAACGGCTCAAATGGTAATTCTGGTAATTCCGGCAACTCAGGCAAGTCTGGATCATCAGGTTCATCAGGAACTTCAGGTTCATCAGGAACATCAGGTGTAAGTGGCCTTTCAGCTGTTTCAGGTACTACAGGTTCTTCTGGCTCAGCAGGTGCTACAGGTAACTCAGGAAAATCTGGTAATTCAGGCACAACAGGTTCAAACGGCTCAAATGGTAATGCCGGTAACTCAGGTAACTCAGGCAACTCAGGTACTACAGGCTCTAATGGTTCAAGCGGTAACAATGGTAACTCAGGTAACTCAGGCAACTCAGGTACTACAGGCTCTAATGGTTCAAGCGGTAACAATGGTAACTCAGGTAAATCAGGCAATTCAGGAACTACAGGTTCAAATGGATCTAGTGGTAACGCTGGTAATTCTGGCCCTAGTGGTTCTTCAGGTAGTTCAGGTACAGCAGGTAAAGCTGGATCATCAGGTAGTTCTGGCACTTCAGGTGTATCTGGTATTTCAGGTAATATAGGTACAGCAGGTACTTACGTATCTATAGTAGCAGGTACGGGTTTAAATGGAGGAGGATCATTAAGTACTGATAGAACTGTAAACGTAAACTGGGCAGGTTCTACTGTAGGTGGTATTACAACTTATGGTAAATCTGGAGATCCTACGGTTTATTCTAATTTTTATTATGATACTACTAATGGTAATGTTGTATTAACTGGTAGCACTTTCTTAGCAGTTAATTACACAGCAGCCCCACTTCACCATGTAACAGTTTCAGGTTCAATATCTATTACAGGATCTAACGTACCCGCAGCTTCTTTAAGATTCCAAGATACAGGAGGAACTTCTCGTAATGCTTTATATGTTAATAGTACAAACTATTTAGAAGTAGGTAACCAATTTTATACAGGTTTAAAGTTAATTCATAGTGGATCTTATGGTAGTGCTTATACTCCTGGTGGTAGAAATGGAGTTAGTGATATTATTGGAGCAACAGCTGATGATAATGTATTAGGTACCCCAGATAGCTGGTTAGCCGTTAGAGTAGGAGCAACAGACTATGTAATTCCAATGTATACAGCATGATACCTTTAACCCCTGAATTAGAAAATAAAATAAAAGCTAGTGGAGGTAATATTCATTATGTTACTTTAGAAGAATTTCAACAAATATTATCTAAGGGAACACTTTTATCTAAAGAAGAAGGATTAAAACAACTTGGCAAATCAAAATAAAGTTATTAAATTAGTTATAAACTAAAACAAGTCTATGAAGAAATTATTGTATATAGCTCCCCATTTATCTACTGGGGGCCTTCCTCAATATCTATGTAAAAAAATTGAGCTATTAAAAGATACATATGAAATTTATTTAGTTGAATGGGTAGATTGTACTGGGGGAGTTTTAGTAGTTACAAGAAATAAAATTGTAGATTTAATAGATTCTAGTAGATTTTTTACTTTAGGAGATAATAAAATGGAACTTATTGATATAATCAATCAAGTTCAACCTGATATTGTTCATTTAGAAGAAATTCCTGAATTTTTTATGGACAGATCTGTAGCAGAACAAATATACTCTACTAAACGTAAATATAGAATTGTAGAAACATCCCATGATTCATCTTATAATACCCAAGAAAAATCATTCTTCCCAGACAAATTTATGTTTGTATCTGAGTGGCAAATTCAACAATATAAAGATATAGACATTCCTAAAACTGTAGTATACTACCCAATTGAATACGTTGAACGTCCTAATAGAGAAGAAGCATTAAAAGAATTAGGATTAGATCCAAACAAAAAACATGTTTTACACGTTGGGTTATACACTCCTAGAAAAAATCAAAAAGAATTTTTTGAATATGCTCAACAATTTCCTGATGTTGAATTCCATAGTTTAGGTAATAGAGCTGATAATTTTAAATGGTACTGGGAAGATTTAGCTAATAATCAACCTTCAAACTTAACTTGGTGGAACGAACGCACTGATGTAGATAAATTCTATCAAGCAATGGATTTGTTTTTGTTTACTTCTCGCGGAACAAATAATGATAAAGAAACAATGCCACTAGTAATTCGTGAAGCAGTTTCATATCAAATCCCAATTTTAATATATAACCTCCCAGTATACTTAAATTATTGGGATAATTTTGAAGGAGTAAATTATTTAGAATTTGATAATTTTGAAAAAAATTGTGAGTTAATAGCTGGAAAACTAGGAGTTCAAATTTATAATCCTGAAAATGAGGCTATTATTATTTCTACTTATCCTATTACTGATAGCATTGTTAATACAACTAAAGAATGTATTGTAAAAGCTAAACAAACTGGAAGAAAAATTATCCTTGTATCCCATGCTCCTATCCCAGAAGAATTACAATCATTAGTAGATTATTGTATTTACGATAAAAATAATATTTTAACTAAACATACATTCTTTAACAAATCATTCTATTACTCCCCAGATTTTGATGTATACGTTAATTTAAATGGTGAAAATAATGACATATATCATGGTCCTACAGTTTATACTAATTACTACAATGGATGTATTTTAGCAAAAAAGTTAGGTATTAAAAAAGTATTCTTTTTAAATTTTGACTATATTTTAAATCATAAAACATATTTAGATGAAATTTCATCTATTTTAGATACACAAGATGCTTTTTATGAATTTAGACAAGAACAAGAAGGCCCATGTTTAACTACATTCTTTGCTGCAGCTAAACCTGAATTTTATACTAAAAATTTCCCTTTAATAACAGATTCTAAACAGTATGATGATTTACAGCATAAATGGGGATCAGAGACTAATAGTTTAGAAAACTTAATGTATAATGGAGTTAAAAATCTCCCCAAAGTTCATTATGAAAATACTGAAATTTTTAGAGAAAAGTTAAATAGAGATATTACTCATAAAGATTTTTCAAGAGTAGAATATTTTACAGCACTCCCAGTAGAAGAACACCCAGAGATATTTTGTCCTTATATCCAAGTATTAAATAGTAAAGATAGTAGACTTTTCAAACTCTCAGTATTTAAAAATTCAAATTTAGTTAATACCCAAGATTTAGAAATTATAGACAAAACTTTTTATTATTTACCCATAAATTGTGAATCATTTAATAAAAATGATTTGTATGAAATTAAATTAGAAATTTTTGATTTAAATACTAATAAATTTATAGAAAGTAAACAAATAAACATTGATTATAATTACTATAATGATATCTTACCTCAAAATGGGTTTATAAAAATTAAAAATTTAGTAACCTCTAAAAAAATCAAATTAATGCACTTAGTTACTGAGCCGGAAACCAATCCAAAAGAAATACGCTCAGTAAACAATATTAAAGATTTTTGTGAAAAAACAGGTATTAAATATGAACAACGTATAAATAAAATATGGACTGAATTACCTCCTAAAGATACTTGTAATCGCCCAGATGACGTTCAAGATAAACCTGGTTACTATAAACTTGCTCCTGGCCACTATGGTTGTTATATTGCCCATACTACAGCTATAAATGATGAAGATAATTATAACTATGATTATATTTTAATATTTGAAGGAGATGTAATTGTTGACTCAGACTATCAAGAGTTATATGATTCATTAATTCGTTTTAGTAGATTATCAAAAGAAACTAACCAAGATATTATTGGATTTGGAAATCCATGGCAAAACCGTAATTTAAATGGACCTAAAATTGAAGATGTTTATACAAACGTTACACCATTTATTCCAGCCCAATCATATTTAATTAATAATGATAAACTATCTTATATTCAAGATAAAATTAGTACAACACCATGGGATGCTTTTGATATGTGGGTATGTAATGTAGCTGAATTAAAAGTAGGAACAGCAGAAAAAATCTATACTAAACACCTCCCAGGATTTAGTATTATTGAACAAACCGATAAATCAACAGACGAAAATAGTCCATTAATATTTGCTAAAGAATGAGAGTAGCCCATATCGACCCCGCTTGCGGATTAACTATTCCTCCTAAAGGTTGGGGTGCTATAGAAAAAATTATTTGGGAATTTAAGTGTAATCTTGAAAAACAAGAACATGTAGCTGATGTTAAATTTGCTACTTGGGTTGAACCTTATCAATATGATATAGTTCATTGCCATGTTGCTAATTTAGCTTTAATGTTAGCTGAACGAAATATTCCTTACATATTTCAATTACATGATCACCACGTATTTCATTATGGCAAAGACTCAAATGTATATAAAGAAAATTTAAAAGCTATTGAAGGATCTTTAGTATCATTAGTACCTGCTAAATTTTTAGTAGATTGGTTTGATAATCATCCTAAAGTAAGATACTTTGCTCACGGGGTTAATAATCAAGAATTTTACCCTATTGAAAAAGAAATACCAACTGAACCTAAACTTTTAATGGTTGCTAATAATGGTTTAGGAGGTCAAGCTGGATTTGATAGAAAAGGTTTTGCTTATGGTATAGGATTAGCTATGCTAAATGATTTAGAAATTACAATAGCGGGCCCATACAATAATCAAAATTTTTTTAATAATCACATTTGGGCTTTAAATTATCCTAAATTAAGTATTATTTTTGATTTACCTAACACTGAATTATTAGATTTATATCATAAACATGATATTTTTATCCATCCAACAATGTTAGAAGCAGGTCATCCTAATTTAACTATGATTGAAGCCGCAGCTGCTGGTTTACCTATTATTGCTGATTGGGAGCATGAAACTGATTTTCATGGTGCTTGGAGAGCTCCTCGAGATGTATTTAAAATGGATCAAGGATTAAAAGATATATTATTAAATTTTGATTCTTATAGAGAAAAATGTGCAAATACTGCTAAAGAATTAGATTGGTATAATCGTACTACTGAATTAGTAAAAATATATAATGAGTTTGTATGAAAGAAGTTTTAATTGACGAATATAATAGTACTAAAATTTTAAAAATTCCATTTAAAAAGTTACAAAATAAATTTTCTTGTAATTTTGTAGATGGGGCTTTTATAGAAGTTACTGGTCCTGAAGAAAAACAATATAAAGTTGTATTTACTGACCAAGACACCCAAACTATATTACACGATACTACTATTAGTACTAACATGTGGACTCGTACTAACATTAAATATTTTATTAATTGGTTAGTTCAAGTATATGATGCCTCAAATAATGAATTAGTTTTTGAACATAAGTATAATCCTGAAGGTAAAAGAGTTTACATCCATATGGATTCAAGTGCTATTGGTGATACATTAGCTTGGTTTCCCTATGTTGATGAATTTAGAAAAAAATGGAATTGCCATGTTATAACTTCTACATTCCATAATGATTGGTTTATCGATGAATACCCAGAACTAGAATTTATAACTCCTGGAGTTGAAGTATTTGATTTGTATGCTATGTATGGTGTAGGTTGGCATTATGAAAGTGATGCGGTTGTTAATTATAGTAAGGTACCCCGTGATTTTAAAGCTTTAAATTTACAACAAACTTCAACTGATATTCTAGGATTAGAGTATACTGAAATAAAACCCAAAATAAAACTCCCACAAGAACCTTCTCCATTAAAAGAAAAGTATGTAGTAATAGCCCCCCACGCTTCGGCTCATGCTAAGTATTGGAATTATCCTAGAGGATGGCAAACTGTTATTGATTATCTAAATAAACAAGGCTACAAAGTAGTAATGATTACTCAAGAACCTTGGGGAGATAAATGGCATGATTCTAAATTAGGAGGAACTTTAAAAGGAATTATAAATAAAACTGGAGATTTTTCATTAGAAGAAAGAATAAATCAAATTAAACATGCTGATGCATTTATTGGTGTTGGTAGTGGTTTAAGTTGGTTAGCTTGGGCTACTGGAACCCCAGTTATACTAATCTCAGGATTTAGCGAACCACATACAGAATTTACTTGTGAAAGAGTATTTCCTAAAAGATCTAATGTATGTACTGGATGTTTTAACCGTGAATGGTTAAATCCTGGAGATTGGGAATGGTGTCCTGACCATAAAGGAACTTTACGTCAATTCGAATGCACAAAAAATATTACTCCTAATATGGTAATAAGTGCTTTACAAAAAACCCTTAATATTTATTAACATAAAACACTATGGAAAAGATTTTTTTAACCACTGATGAGTTACAACAATTAAAGGAAATTCAAGAAATTGGTACTAACATAATAGCCCAGTTTGGGGAGTTTGAGTATAGAATCCAATTATTGCAAATTCAAAAAGCTAGTTTAGTAGAAGAATTAAACAACTTAAAAACAAGAGAAACTGAAATTGGAAGTACTCTTGAAGCTAAATACGGGCAAGGTTCTATTGATATCGAAACAGGTGAGTTTATTAAAGATTGACTTTAACAAAAAAATATAATATTTATCACAAAATTAACCCAATAGAACAATGGCAGAAACATTAATCTCCCCAGGAGTATTAGCTAGAGAAAACGACCAGTCTCAAGTTAGTAGCTTACCTATACAGGCGGGTGCCGCTATCATAGGCCCTACAGTAAAAGGACCAGTTGAAATCCCAACACTTGTTAGCTCTTACAATGACTACACAAATAGATTTGGTACAACTTTCATTAGTGGTGGTGAACAATACACTTACTTTACTTCAATAGCTGCTTACAATTATTTTAATAATGGAGGTACTTCATTATTAGTATCTAGAGTAGTAGCTGGAGGTGGTTCAACTTATACACCTGCTACTTCAAGTGATATTACAAATAACCAAAGTGTAACAGCTGGTAAATTTGCTACTGCTAGCTTTGCTTTAGCAGCTGCATTTAGTGATGGAGACGAAGTTCGCGTAACTGGTAGTTTTGGTCTCTACCGCTTTGTTGCTTCAGCGACCCCAGTTCCTGCAGATGATACTGATGGTTTACTTTATTTCTTCTCTACAGGTTCATCTGTTGGTCAATCACTTGCTAACTTAACAGCTTCAATGGGCCAAGCTACTGCTCTTGGTGGTACACTTACTTTTGTTTCAGAATCAGGTGTAGGTTTAGCAATTTCATCTTCAGCATCTGGTTCTACTTATAACGGAGTAATTTTCTCAACTGGATCAGCTTCAAGCTTCGCAGATCAAGCTACTTTAGGTGGTGGTGTAAACGGTGATAGTGCCGTAGCTCTTGTTCTTGAAACCCTTAGTGAGGGTACTATCATGAATAGCACTAGCTCTTTAGACTCAAACGGTGCTTTAGCAAGCGGTTCATCAGATAACATTAGATGGCAAATTGTTACTAGTAATACTTCATCTGGTACTTTTGATTTAGTAATTAGAAGAGGTGATGATAATGCTAATGAAACTAATGTATTAGAAACTTGGACTAACTTATCACTTGACCCAACAGTACCTAACTTCGTATCTAAAGTAATTGGTAACTATAAATTAGCTTTAAGTGCTGATAATTCTCAAATTGAAATCTCTGGATCATATCCTAATGCTTCTAGATTTGTAAGAGTAAAATCAGTAAACGCTACCACTCCAAATTACTTTGATAACTCAGGAGCTCCTAAATCAGCGTACACAGCTTCTCTTCCAGTTGTAGCTAGTGGCTCATTTGGAAACGCTATTGGTAATATGGAAGCTAATGCTGGAAACAAATATTACAATAATATTATCAGTGGAGTAACTAACTCTCAAGGCTTAACAGGTTCAGACTATGCTGCTATGATTACTCTTCTTGCAAACCAAGATGCATACCAGTACAATATGATCGCAGCCCCAGGTTTATTTGACACAGCTAATGTAACTAGTGCTGGAATGGTATCTCAAGTTACTTCATTAATTTCTAACGCACAAAATAGAGGTGATCATATTTTAATATTAGATCAAAACCTTTATGGATCTACTGTTGCAAATGCTACAACAGCTGCTGCTACTAGAAATACTTCATACGCTGCTACTTACTGGCCTTGGTTACAAACCAATGACCCAGATACAGGTGAAAACGTTTGGGTTCCAGCTTCAGCAATGATTCCTGGAGTATATGCTCAAAACGATTCAGTTTCTTATGCTTGGTTTGCCCCAGCAGGTATTAACAGAGGTGGTTTAAGTAACGTAACTAGAGCTGAAAAGACATTAACTCAAGCTAACAGAGACACATTATACACAGGAAAAGTTAACCCAATTGCTACATTCCCAGGAACTGGTGTTGTAGTATACGGACAGAAAACACTTCAAACTAGAGCTACAGCTCTCGACCGTGTAAACGTTCGTAGATTGTTAATTGAACTTAAATCATTTATTTCTCAAGTAGCTAATAATTTAGTATTTGAACAAAACACAATTGCTACTAGAAATAGATTCTTAGCTCAAGTAAATCCTTACTTAGAACAAGTTCAACAACAACAAGGCTTGTATGCGTTCAGAGTAATCATGGATGATACTAACAACACAGCTGATGTAATTGATAGAAACCAGTTAATTGGCCAGATCTTCATCCAACCAACTAAGACAGCTGAATTTATTTACCTCGACTTCAACATCTTACCAACTGGTGCTACTTTCCCAGCATAAAAGTTTAAAGTTTGAATATTTATAATAGAACAATTAATATAAACGCAAAATGGCAGTATTAGACTCTAACGAAATTTTCTTCACGGCGTTTGAACCAAAAGTACAGAATAGATTTATTATGTACGTTGGTGGAATTCCTTCATACACAATTAAAGGTATCTCATCTGTAGGTTTTTCGCAAGAAGAAATTATGTTAAACCATATTAACGTTTACCGCAAAATTAAAGGTAAATTAAAGTGGAATGATTTAACAATGACTTTATTTGATCCAATTACTCCTTCAGGCGCACAAGCCGTAATGGAGTGGGTTCGTTTACACCACGAATCAGTAACTGGTAGAGATGGTTATAGTGATTTCTATAAGAAAGACGTTACTATCGATGTATTAGGTCCTGTAGGTGATATCGTTTCTGAATGGATTATTAAAGGTGCATTTATTAAAGCCGCTGAATTTGGTGAATATAACTGGGATAATGATACTGCTGCCCAAAATATCACTGTAACCCTCGGTATGGATTATTGTGTACTAAACTTCTAATAAAAGTTTACATAAAATTAAATTTGAGCTTGGCTTTGCCAAGCTCTTTTTTTATATTGTATTTACTATAAGAGAAGTTCTTTGACACTTAATACTAAACAAAACTATGGAAACACTATCTTTTACTATAGGTGTGCTTGCTGTGATTGATCTTTTGATCGTTGCAGGTACGTTTTTGGTCTTAAAGACATTAAACATTACCCGCAAACAAGCGGAATCTACTCAACGAGAGCTAGAAGCTAACGTTAGAGAACTACATTATGAGGTAGAACGCTACCGAAATGATTTATATAATGAAATTAAAAATGTCGAGAACAATGTTGTTCGACATACCGACTCTCGAGTCGATAAACTAGAATCTAAAGTGTATAAAGATTTCGATCTTTATCGCACACAAGGTCGTCAATATTAATAAATAATTCGTCAAAGACTTCTCTTTATAGTATTTATATATGATACACAGTTGCAACTAATTAAAAATCTATGGAAAACGAAACACCAAAATTTAAATTCCCTACTGAAACAGTAGAACTCCCATCAAAAGGTTGGTTATACCCTGAAGGGCACCCATTATCAAGCGGTACAGTTGAAATGAAGTACATGACCGCAAAAGAAGAAGACATTTTAACTAACCAAAGTTATATTAAGCAAGGTATAGCTGTTGATAAACTTTTACAATCTGTAATTGTTACTAAATGTAACTTAGATGATTTAGTTACAGGTGATAAAAATTCCTTATTAGTAGCTGCTCGAGTTTTAGGCTATGGTAAAGACTATTCATTTACATACAATGAAGAAGAAATCACTGTAGATCTATCAGCCCTCCCAGCTAAAGAATTAAATACAACCTTAGTTACTAAAGGTGTAAATGAATTCCCATTTACTCTTCCCCATTCAGGAACTAAGATTACTTTTAAAATTCTTACAGGTCACGATGATACTGCTATGACTAATGAAATTAAAGGTATGAAACGAGTTCAAAAGAACTTCTCAGCAGATTCTTCATTAAGACTTAAATATATGATCACTTCTGTTGAAGGTGATTCTGAAAAACAAACTATTCGTGATTTTGTAGATAATTATCTTTTAGCACGTGATTCTACAGCTTTAAGATCATACTACAAAGAAGTTGCTCCAGATACTAAAATGACTTTTATTTATGAAGGAGAAAACGGCGAAGAGGAGGTCGCTATTCCTTTAGAAGTTCAATTTCTTTGGCCTGACGCCCGAGCATAGACTTTTAGTGTTTCAACAGATACACGATATAGTGTATAATGGTCAAGGAGGTTATTCATGGGGAGAAGTATACGATTTTCCAATTTGGTTAAGAAGAGCTACAATTAATTTCTTAAATAAATCTATAGATGCTAGAAATAAAGCTGATGAAAAAGCTTATAATAATTCTACTTCTAAAACTGGAAAAACTTCTACTACTACTAATTTAGATTGGGGTAATCCTGATAAAAGTAAGATTAAACCTCCATCTTATGTTACAAAGGCATCAAAAAAATGATGCCTTTTAATATTTATACGAGTACAATATTCTAATTATGGCTAAAGGCGACGAAAAACTAGAACAATTAAAAGCTGATCTTATAGCAGAACAAAATGAAGCATTAGGAGATCAGCTAAGCATATCTTCTCAGTTAGCCACTCAAATGTCTTTAATGTATAAGTACATGAAAGATAAAACAGAATTAGATAAGCAAGCAGTTGATCTTTCAAAACAAAATGCTAAAATAGCAAGAGATTTAAAACTAGATATTGATGATCAGGCTTCTACTCAAAAACAGTTAGTAAAAATAGCTGAACAACGAAATAAAATAGAAAGAGTAAAGAAAGGCTTATTAAAAGACGCTTCTAATGATTTAAAAAACGAAGTTGCTTTATTTAAATCTAGAGAAAAAGACTTAACTAAACAACTAGAATTAGGAAAAATTACTGAAGAACAATATTCTGAACGACTTCGTGGTTTAGAATCTCAATTATCTATAGAAGCTAAACAAATCATCAATTTAGATAGACAAGCTGCCCAATTAGGAAAAATAGGAGAAATACTTGCAGATCAAGAACGAAGGCAAAAAAACATAAATAACGCTATGGGCATACTAGGCAAAAGTGCTGAAGGTGCTAGCAAATTCCTCAATAAAATAGGACTCTCAGGTGTAGCTAAAGTTTTCCAAGGTGCCGCTGACAGTGCTCGTGATGCTGCTAAGAAAGTTACCGATATGGGTGATAAAGGGGCAGGTGCTATGGGTAAATTAAAAGTAGCAGTAGCTGCCGTAGGTGGCGCTCTTAAAGCTCTAGCAGCAGGTGGTATTATAGGAATTTTAACTACGCTTTACCAACAGTTTGTAAAGTATGGAGAAATGGGTCTTGAATCTATTAAAAGAACTAGTGAACAAGCTACTCAATTATCTCGAAATTTAGGTGTAAGTGCTGCAAAAGGTCAAGAATTAGCAGCTTCTGCTCGTTCTGTTGGTATGGCTATGGGAATGACAGGAGATATGGCCGTAAACTCAGCTAAAGAAATCTACAGTTCTATTAATGGTGCTGAAAAACTATCTAAAGAAACCCAAAAAACATTTATGCAGTTAAATGTATTTGCTGGAATGTCAGCAGATAATTTAGCTACTTTTTATAAATTCGCAAAACAAAGTGGTCAAGAAGCAGGTACAATGGTTAAAAATATGGTTGACACTGCTACCCAATCAATAAAAAACCTTAAACTTAACGTAAGCCAGAAAAAACTGTTAAGTGAGGTTGCACAAGTATCTAGAGCTACTCAAGTTGCTTTTAAAGGTCAAGGGACTGAATTAGTTAAAGTGGTAGCTCAAGCTACTAAATTAGGTCTTTCTTTATCTAAAGTTGAAAAAACTATGGATAGCCTTTTAAATTTTGAAGACTCTATTTCAGCTGAAATGGAAGCTCAACTTTTAACAGGAATGAATCTTGATTTAAGTAAAGCTAGAGCATTAGCTTTAGATGATGATCGTGCAGGAGTAATGGAGGAAATTACTAAACAAGGCATTACTCAAGAAAAATTTGCAAGTTTAGATCGTATTAGCAAAGAAGCTATAGCTAAAACTTTAGGCATGTCCTCTGAAGAAATGGCAGACATGTTAGCAGGAGCAAAAGAAAACGTTTCTGAGAACCAGCAAATGATAGATCTCCAAAGCCAAGGATTAGCAGCAATGACTTCAATGGTCTCAGTTCAAGAACAACTTCTTAAAATGGAACAAGACCGACAAGATGCATTAGCGGGAACAGGTGACCAGTTTCTTGGCTTTAAAAAAACTCTTCAGGATATCCAAATGAAAATACTTCCTTATATCAATATCATTTTCGAAGAAATTGGAAAATTGTTAAATGAAAGTTTAGGAGAAGTAAATGAAATGACTGGTACCTTTGAATTAACAGATGAAAAAGCGGCAGAATTTAGAGAAACTGTACGAGAAGTACTTGATGTCTTTAGAACTATTAAAGATATTGTAGGATGGATTTATGATAAATTTGGTGCTTGGGGTGTAATATTAGCTCCTATGGTAGGAAAGCAATTACCTGGTATGGTTGGAAGTATAGGTAAGTATCTTTTTACTCAAAGACAAGTTTTAGATGATGCTGGTAAATTAGTAGGTAAACAATCTAGATTTAAAGATCTTGTAGATGGTTCTGGAAAATTAATGAAACAAGTAGGTGGCTATATTGGTGATGGTATAAAAGCTATGGGTAAATTTATAGGTAAGATAGCTGCAGCTGCTTACAAATTTTTAGCTCAAGCTGTTTCTTCAATTTGGAGCGCTTTTATGATGTTAGGTCCTATAGCAGGTCCAATAGCAGCAGGTGCTGCTACTGCTGCTATAGGTGCACTCGCTTACAGATACCTTGCTAAAGGTGACGACATTGTATCTCCTGGCTATGGAAAACGTACTCTATACGGCCCTGAAGGCGCTATCGCATTAAACGATAAAGACACAGTAATTGCAGGTACTAAATTATTTGGAGACGACGTTATAAGTGCTCCTAAAGGTACAGTAAGTATGGACAATAGTGCTATGGCTAATGAACTCGCAGCTATTAAAACATTATTAAGTGATTTAACTAGTCGACCATCTGTAGTAGAAATGGATGGACGTAAAGTTGGAGAAACTATGAGATTAGGATCATTTGCTACTCAATAAAAAAATAATATTTATAACATATAATATTAACCCTTAAATTAAATTATTATGTCACATCATGATATTGACTTAGGAAGTAGATACTACCGTGGTGGTTCAAGACTAGATCCACGTGGTGGTAATGGTCAAAACACCGGAGGAGGAAACGATCCTAAAAACAAATATGGTAATAAAAATCCATACGGAACAGGAGGAGATCGTCCACCAAA